TTGTAATATATTTGGAAACCTATGTCTATATTCTTCTTTATACCACTTATTTCCAGTCACCGTTAATCTAGTACATGGCGGATGGCCTATCATCATGTCGAAATCATCATTTATAATATCAAAAACAGAACCTTTATAGTGTGGTTCTGGAACTTTGGTATCTTTTAAATCACAACTTATAGCGTAATGGCCCATCTTGGTAAAAGCATCTCTTACTGTTCCGCTTTCTTCACAAGCTATCAATATCCGCATCTTACCAGTTTCCATATTTCCTTACGTATTCTTTAAATGTTTTCTCTATATCATTACAATATTCTGTTAGTTCTCCTGCTAGTTTATCCGCCGAACTATATTCTATAATATCTAAATACTCCTTATGTCTTGATGCTCTTGCAAACTTTCTAGGATTACTTGAATATACCATATAAGGATTGATCATAAATCTATTCTTACCTTTTATTCTTATTAATAGTCCTTTCTCTACTAAAGATATAAATGTCATCCGCGCGTTATCCCTTGATGTTTTATACTTTACCTTATCTACTCCATATATCTCCATGGCTCTATCAGAAGCTTTGTCAAACTGTTCTAATAGTGTAGTAGAGTATGTAAATACATTTACTTGGTCACTATATCCTACAAGCCATGTGAATAAAGCACACTCTGTAGTATCTAAGTATAGGAATATGTTACAGTAATGACGAGTGAAAGCTTTATTTGTGGATTGATCCGCCAACTCCTGTTTAGGATATAACTCTTTTAAGGTTATAGTTTCTATTAGTTTAGTGTTTCCTGCCATTAGTATAAATCTTCACTGAACAATCTCGCGTTTCCGTTTCCTCCTTCAGTAATTACTTGATTAGCTGCTCTAGCAATACTCATAGCCTCAACTCTATTTACAAACCTATTAGTACTGGTTATAAATCCTTGTATTTCTGTACCCATTATTTTTTGAGTCTTTCTTGAGTAGGGAAACCCATACATTTTAGCAAAAATAGCTATACAATTATGGTGTCGGCGACCACAAATAACAAATCCTTCTTCAATATTTGAAACCGTATGCGTTTCTTTACTCCCGTCATTGTAATAATTTGCGGCGCAAAGTATAAATTCTTTCTTATTCATAAATCAAATTTGCATTATTTTATTCATATAATTACTATAAACCTGTATATTTTGTTTTTTGGGTGGTTTTTACCCATTATCCTTTATTATGCTCAGGGGTGTTTTAGTGTTTAGATTATACCATTCAATAAACTCAACAACTGCCTTATAAACATCTTTAATATCCGCAAATACAGAAATAGTTTCTATGGCTAAATAAGAGTTATATGGAGTTGTTTTACATATCTTGCCGCACACTGGCATTAACCAATCCCAACTTTTAGAATAAAACATATTTTCTGGCTCATACCAAAACACAGCTCCATATTCATAAGACTCAGGGTTACTGCATTCTATCTGATATTTACCATCAGATTCTCTTGCTCCCATAAATCGGGCTATTAATTCATTATCTCTATTACTCATAATTCTAAAGTTTGTTGATTAGGGTTATTTATAGGTTCTTCTTCATAACAATATCTCTCTGTGTAATAATCTTTTGCTGTGTCCTCGCATTCAATACACCAATTACATATAAGAGATACTACATCTTCTGGAATCTCCTCCGTCCGATTAAGATTATGGATTTTGCCACAACCTTCACATTTAACATTTATCTTAGCCATAATTATTTCTTTCCTTCAAGTTTACGGATTACATCTTCAATAGTTAATGGAGTCATTGGATTTAACCAATTAAAATATGCTATATCCGCTTCTATTTTATCTATTAAAAGCTTTATACCTTTATCTGTATCTAAATTATTCATATTGTTTTAAAATAAAGATTGTTGTGTTATTCCATTATTAATGTTTCCTACCCACATTTTCTTGTTTCTATTATTCTTATTTATCTCGTAAATCCATATCCTTTTAGGTAGCCCTGTTTTAATTATCGCCGAACCATCTTTTATAGCTTCTCTTAACTTGTAAGAATAATCCCTATCTATTGATAAGCTTCTAGGGTGGTAAACCTTACCTTTCCACTCCACGTATTTAGTTTCGCTAGTAAATCCTATTTCTTTGAAATTAGATGCTTTATAAAGCGTTCCTGTGTGGCCAACAGTCATATCACTATAAGATAATACATTCTCATATTTAGTATTGCAGGTAATCCACTTAATTATCTGCCCTAAAAAATAGCTTTCACTATTCGGTGGACTATCATCTAAGCAAGCCATTCTTCTAATATCAATACAGTTATTATACTTTTTCTCGTGCCTGGGCTTACCTAATACACTACCTCCAACAATCTTATTATCTATAAGCATTGCAAAACAAACACTTATTCCGCCACCCATGTGAGCCTTTTTATAATGAAACTTCTCGAATATATAAGATATGTTACTAAAATCACAAGTCATTATCCTACACCTCTTCTTATCCAAACAGTTTCCTTCAGGCTTACTCATCTATCTTAGTTAGGTTTATTTCAAATTTATCTAGGAATTTATCTCTATCTCCTTTATATGCTTTTATTAATTGACTTATAACTATTAAATCATCCGCCGAAGCTGAAGTTAAATTTTCTACTAAGTCTTTATAATCTCTCATCAGATTAACTGTAAACTCCTCCTCAACTGCAAATATCTTAGGAAGCTCTGTTTTAAGCATCTTTTCTAACTCAGTGGATAGATTACCTGATAAATGTTTAATCTGTTGTCTATACACTGGAGTTTCTTTTAAATCCTCAAGATAGTTAGATAGTAACTCGGCACATATTACAGTATTAGTGTAAGTGAATAGTTGTTTCTCAGTCATAATTAAATATTAGATTCATCATTAACATCCTCACTGCTATAATGGTCATCAAGAGATTCATATTCACTCTCTTCATTAAACCATATCCAAAGTAAAGGAATAGATATAAATCCCATTATTAAAGCTATTGGCCATATCTGACACAATACCTCCCATATGTAATATAATATTTGCATTATTTTATGTGTTTTAAAAATGGTTCAATAGAAATATCAGAACTACTCAGCGCGGACCAAGTAGAAGATATTAAATGGAAGTGCCAGGTTCATTATGAATCAAGTGCGTTTGAATTTTGGGAGCAACGATATGAGGAACGAAACTCAGGACTTGCTAGAGATTAATTTATAAGAGGAACTATAACGGTTTCTTAAATACTATTGAATCTATATTTTCGAGACCCCTAAAAGCGACATTAACATAAACATTCTTTCCGTTCCTTGCTATTATACCTGACTTTATTAGTCGGGTTATAGCTGTTCCTAATGTTGTGTAAGGTACATCCATCTCTTTCTGTATCCGCCGTCTGATATACTTATCGAGATTGAACGGATTAAAGAGGTCGAATTTAATAAGGACTTTGATAAGATTTATTTCCATATCCGCCGTGGTCCCGAATTGAGATGCTAAGAGTCTTATGAAGGCATCCTCTCCTTTTAATCTTATTACTTTTGACTTACGCTTTATCTCTTCCATATTCTATAAATTACCCCATTGTTGGGCCATTGCATTTGCTATTCCCTGGAACGTTACACTTCTTACCTCGGACCTATCATGTGAATTTAATTTAGCTGCATCCACATACCATTTAGCCATTTTTTTACCACTCTTAAAAGTTACCTGCTCGCCACGAGATACGTGTGTAGTCTCACCGGAAAACAAATCAGGCTCTTTTTGATGTACTAATTTAGGTAGGTTTTTTAACCACAAACAAGTAGCTTTCATCGCCTCGTCTCCAAAATAATAAGGATGTATTAATTGGTCTGCTTTCCTCCACCTTGTACTCATTATACCTACAGGATTCTCTAAACATATTCTATGTATTGGAGCGTTAGCCAACTTCATAAAAAACTCAACCGCATCTTCTCTTTCTTGTAATATATTTGGAAACCTATGTCTATATTCTTCTTTATACCACTTATTTCCAGTCACCGTTAATCTAGTACATGGCGGATGGCCTATCATCATGTCGAAATCATCATTTATAATATCA